TGAGGACGGGTCCAAATGTTGAGAACGAGGTTGGGATGAAGTCGTTAACGATCCAGTTGTCCCAATATCCAAGCCAAGAGCGGGCCAATGAGTGGTAGACGATGACCGCGTTGTTCTCGTTGAGCGCACCTTCGAGGGCGATATCGAGGCTGTTCTCGGTCAGGAGCGCGTACTCGCTTTCGATTCCGAGGATCGCTGGTTCTTCGGCAACGAACGGAACCGCCAACAGATAGCGGTTGTTCCAGAATACACCGTCGCAGAGATCGAGCTTAGTCTTGTCGATGCGACTGATAAGGTCATTGATCGGGCTGGAGAGCGCGAGACCTACGCTAGTCTGGGTACCGGCTTGGATCTGCTGGAGAGATCGGATGCCGTCGCGGGAGAAGAAGAATACATCGGGACCAACCGCGGTGATGGACCGGTGCGATGAGCAGCCGATATTGCCGCTGATGAGTGATATGGTCCAATCGGCAGCATCCTGCGTAGGATCGGCATTTACGCTCCAAATAGAGCGTTCCTTGAAGACGATGAGTTGATAGCCAAACCAAGAGTAGAGTCCCTTGATGGGATCGCCATCGCCACCGATCCGAAGAGACCCGAGAGGATCCCAGGATTCTCCATCGAGGATATCCGAGAAGTAGAGGGTATCGGGCTGGATGGATGTATCCGCGGAAACTGCGAACAACCGATTGGTATGGGTGGTAAGATAGATCGGTTTGGCAGGAGGCGTGAGCGATACAAAGGCTTTGGCGTGAGACGAGGCGGCAGGAGAAATAGTAATCGCTGGAGCGGTCGTATAGCCGCTTCCAGGATTGGTGATCGTTATGAATACGAGATTACCATCGTTGGCAACAACAGCGGTTGCCGTAGCCGTGATGCCGCTGGGAGGGGCTGCGACGGTTATCGTTGGAATGGAGCCGTGATTCGATCCCTGATTGATGACATCGATGCGGCTGATTTTGCCGGCTGTGGTCGAGCTGTCGAGGTTCGCGCTTGAGACGTATTTAAGCGTTCCTAAACCGTCTGAATAAAACAATTTGTCATTTAATTGAGCAAAATAGACGTAGGAAGCGGCAGCGTTGAGCGTTGAACCCGAAATCAGGTTGTAGGAAACGCCGGGTGATCCGAAGTAGAGGCTCTTGGTAGAGGTGCTAAGGTCATTAACAGCGATGACGAGGCGTTCGGATGCGGCTGTGTCGAAGTAGAAGCCGGACAATACCGTCGCGTTGATGGGGAGATTGCTACCGAAGTTGGAAGTCGTTGACTCCCAGTTGGTGATGATGTCCTCCCAGTTGGCGGTGATGCTGTTGCCTGCCAGTGAAACGGCTCCTAGACGGGTGACGAGATTACCGAAGTCGTCATAGTCCATGTTGATGGCCGATTCCATGCTGGTTGCAGGAATGCCATCGGGACGAGTGGCTGAAATTACGCCCGTTGAAAACCCAGTGCTTCCATCCAGAAGCATCTGGTCATCGAGAGCATCTGAGGATTGGAATGGCATGGCGGATTACAGGATGTCTTGGAACGTGTAATCGTACAAGCTATCTGGGATGATGCGGCTGATTTGCTGTTGTTGGCCGCGTTCCATGTCTTTCATGATGGAGACCTGAGCGGCTCCTTCTTGGAACTTGGCTTGGGCTTTACCGTACTGCCGAGAGTATTCGAGGAGATCGCCTTCAGTGTAGGCCATTAGAGCGTTCTCTACGCCTCGCAACTCGAAGTTGGTATCGTTTGAGATGGTAACCGCCTCACCGAACTGCCGCATCTGCGACTGCTTCTTTGCGAGGATGAACAGGGTGCCATCGGCATTGGGCGTGGGAACAAGCTTGATGCGCGGAACACCGGCCTCGCCATAAGCTCCACCAATGAGCCGGGTCCAGTTAACGAAGTTGCCGGGGGTGGATTTACGGCTATCGACGTTGTTCCAGGTGTTGGGATCGAGCTGGAAGAACGAGACCCATTCCGCGGCGGGAACTTCGATGCCATCGGTTTCTCCGGTGACCGTGAAGCGGATGGCTACGGGGAAGTCGATGAAGGTGTTGTAACCGGTCCCTGAAGCGTAGGCAGAGGTGACGTAATCAGAGAGCGTGACGATCTCAGTGCCGGCGGTGACCGGATGAGAGATAATGCCGAGGGTATCGTTCCACAGGCAGGAATCCCAGATCATCGAGTAGCGGCGGATACAGAACTTCTTGGCCAACGCGATGGTGGCAGAGTCTGTGAACGACAGCTTGTCGCAAGCCGCTTGAGCCGCTTCGGAGGGTTTCATGCGAAGTATTCTTGCAAGATCATTGAGGAGCTGACTCGGGCAATGGACGAAGAGTTTATTCCGTTAAGAACATCTTGATACGTCTTGTTAACCCACATTTGCGGAAACACCGACGGTCCAGTAGCGTACAAGTGAATCTTGTAAGTAACAGCAGATGCAGATGCCGGTGAATCAAGAATCTGGATAAACTGGCTATTGAAAAAGCTGTTGAAAACAGGTCCAACACCAGGGAACGGTGCAATACCGAACAAGTCTGCACCAATGTTGTTAGATCCAATCGGAGTTCCGTTACGAGTTACTCTGAATGCTCCGTAATTCAAGTTTCCATCAGCACCGTAGTTGATAGCTATAGTAACCAACACCGTTGAGGCTGTGGATCTAGGAGTAATCGATGTGGTAAGAACCGTTACTTCGGTTCCTGATCCAGTGCTTGTGGCAACAAACGGACTTCCTCCAGCGGTGGAATCTTGATAGAGAGTCTGTTTTACTTGAGGAGCAGTTGTCGCACTTATACCCAATGAACTCGCAGCAACAACCTTAACCTTACTGGAATCGCTCGCATCGGTTATCAGCACCTTATCGGAGGCAATATCAACAGTAACGGTTGAGATGTTGGGAACCGTGATGTTGTCCGAGTTGAGGATCAACGTGTCGGTGCCGGCATTGCCCAACGTGGTGTTACCGTTGGCTGCAAGATCACCGGTTAACGTGGTATTGCCGGTTACGCCAAGGGTTGTGCCAACAGTAGCCGCTCCCGTAACAACAGCACTGGCCAACGTAGAGACTCCCGTGACTCCGAGAGTAGTCCCAACGGTAGCGGCTCCGGTTACTCCAACGCTGGCTAGTGTGCTTGCTCCCGCGACTCCGAGGGTACCAGTAACAGCGGTTGCACCGGTCAGTGTGGAGGTTCCAGTAACCGCGAGGTTTCCTGGGACCGTGAGGTTGCCGGTGAGCGTGGTTGCTCCGGTGACATTGAGCGCACCGCCTATGGTCGCTGCACCGCTTGTAGCGAGGCTTGAAAGGTTGGTAGCCCCGGTGACAGCCAAAGTACCCGCAATGGCCGTGTTGCCGCTTGCAGAGGCCACTGTGAGCTTGTTAGTGGCTACACTGAAATCTCCGGTGGTATTGACTGCGGCGTTGGAGACTTGGAGTGCGGAGTCATTGCCACTGCCGTCGCTGATGGCTTTGAGCGTTGCGCCTACGGTGGAGTTGTCGGAGTTCTTGAGTAGGCCAGTGTAGGTTGATGCAACGCTACTGCCTGTGAGTGGTGTTCCCATATCAGTTCTTCGGTAAAACGTACCAACCTGCCGGCAAGACCACCTTGGATGGTCCCACCAGCTTCTTATCTTTGTCGAATCCGTAGACGCTGGCCGTTGTAGGCTTGGCCAGCATCACAGGATCACCGCTTGGCACTAGGACCACCCGGGTCACCTGGCAACCCAGGCAGATCGGCAACACGAGCAGCCAGATCGCTCTTGAGATCATCAGGTGCTTTGCCGTGTTGAACATCGGTAGGTGGTGTTGCTCTTAGAAAGTCGAGAACAGCTCGCAGGATCTGGTAGATCCAGTTCACGCCTTGGGGTCGATGGTAGCGGTCTTGTCGGCATCCTTGGCCCAGATTAGGCCGATACCAGCGGTTACCGCGGCAATGGTCGTAGTCAGGTCGAGGTTGGTTGTCGGGTCACCGTCGAACAGGGCCTTAAGAGCCCCACCAACAGCAACGAGGATGGCACCGACACCGGCGAGAGTTGTTTTTGTGTTTTTCATTTGGATTTGAACAGCCTATAGGCTCCGTAGATGGCGCAGGCTAAGCCAATGAGCGCAGTGATAAGCTGAACCCAGTCGGTAAGCCACGGAATAAACGAAACAGCGGTGGCACCTGCCGCTGCTGCTAGGCTGAGTCCAGGGCTGGTGCTGCTGTTCGTTGGTTCCATTACTCAGTAGGCTGAACGGCTTCAACCGGCACCGGATTCGCCGCTTTGTAGGCCGCGACAACCGCAGGAGTCCACAGCGCATTGGCGATATTCACAACCTCGGTCGGCTGACCAGTAAGGTCGTCACCGGGGTTCAATGTGTACTGCGAGGTAATCTCAGAACCCACAATCGAACCGCTGTTGTCGTAATCGATTCCGGTCGTCACGAACAGCGAGTTGTTCTGATTGCACTGCACTGCGACGATATCAACTGGTACGATCATTGGATGGTGGGTTTGAGGTTGGCGTTGTAAGCGGTAATCGCGGCAGGAGTCCAGACAGCGTTGGCAATCGCGACAACCTGCTCTGGTTGACCCGTAAGGTCTGAGCCGGGAGGCAAGCAATAGCGGCGGAATGTGGAAGCCTTCACGGCTTCTCCATCGACGATCTGATCCGACAGTCGAACCTGAAGGACGGTTGAAGGAAGAACCTCGCAAAGCGAGAAAATAGTGCGTTCTGTTAGCATGATATCAGACTTGGTAGGTTATGGTGTAAGTAAATGTTTTTGATCCAGAGGCTAATGCTGTACCGGCTGCAAAGAAAACATTTAGATCGCCTGCATTAGTTTGTGAAAATCCTACTTTTAAAGTTACGTCTTCATAAACAGACCCAGCTTGACCTAATGTTACAGCAAAAGGAAGGCCTGCTAACGTAGCGTAAGTAAGTGTGCTTCCTGTGGTGACAGTTGCGGAGAAATAACCAGAAAGCGTTACAACCCTTCCAACTTTGGTGTATTGTGCTAATAGATGAACGATTGATGTTAGATTGCTACCACTAGTGCTAGTAGGTGTCCATGCACCCTCCTCGTAATCGGCCAGTAGCTCGGAGGTTCCGGTTCCAGCAGTCGCGGAGAAGTCGATGCCTTTGCCGGACGTAGCCATCACTACGTTGCCGGATGTCATGCTTAAATTGCCGTCAACCTGTGCCCCTGACGTTGTTACGGTTAGTCTTAAATTTGTATTACGGTCAAGCAACGCCGCATCATAGGTTGTCCCTTGCCCGTAAAGTACCGCGCCGTAAGTAGTGTTGTGAGCTACAAAGGCTTCTGTCGCACCAGCAGCACTAATGCCGGGATTTCCCGTGGCTTTTACTACGTTAGCGGTGCTTAACTGACCCGTCACACCCAGCGTCGTGCCCACCGTAGCTGCTCCAGTAATCGTTGCTGAAGCTAAAGTCGAAACTCCAGTCACACCCAGCGTCGTGCCCACCGTAGCCGCGCCGGTGATGGTGGCGGAGGCGAGGGTGGCGGTGCCGCCGGAGCCTAGGATCTGGTTGGGGGTGATCTTCTTAGTCGTACCAGATGCCGCCATCGTGGTATCGCTGACATCAACGATAGGGATAACGTCATTAGCCGGATCAGCGGCGGTCAACGCCGTCAGTGCTGTGATCTTTGTGTCTGCCATATTATTCTACGGTTAAAATGAATTTGTCGGATGCTTCGGTTAAAATGAGATCGGTGCCCTGCTCAGTTGCCATTCGATCGTAGGTGCCAAAAGACAACACGATCTTCCCAGTTCCATCCTCTTGCAGTACGAAGAACTCGTCTTCCTGCAATAGATCCCGGCGCACGATCGGCAGATCGGCGGGCGTGACGTTTCCGCCAGACCCACTCGAAGCCAATCGTGTTCCAAGAGCGAGTGTCACGGTTAGGAGCTGATGATTCCGTTGAACGCGACCACCTGACCACTGGAAATCTGGAAGCTCGTAATCGGCCCAGGAAGCGTAATGCCAGCGGGGATAGCCACTGTGGACCAAGAACCGCTGATACCATTGCCGGTGATCGAAGTGAAAGTGGTGACGGCAATCGTGGTGATCGCAACGAATGGGCCAGTGGTCAACGCGGTAGAGGTCACGAGCTGGAAGCCCGCATTGCCCATCGAATACTCGGTTGCCAGATTAG